TAGCCGGATCGTCGCATCAGGCAGACGACCTCGACCGAGAGACGTATTGCCTCCATGTTTTGATTTGTGGTGGTGTTTTGTTCCGTTGTCGTGCTCATTCAATCACCTCGTAAATCTGTGCCGTCCTGCCTGTTACCGTACAAGCACGAGTCCCGATGACTCGTACTAAACCTAAAGCTTCGCACTCGCTAGCACGCTTCCGTACCGACTGTGCGTAATGATTGTTGTCGAACGACTCAACCGCTTCGTTCGCTGTGCATGGACCGTGTTCTCTGACCTGATGTACAAAGACTAAGCGTAAGCCTGTAGCGACTAGCTTTGTGTCGATCGCTGATTCGTGACTCGTTGCTGGATCGCAAGAGCGAGCGTAAGCGAAGAGGGGTCCAATATCCGAGTCTGTGGTTGTCACTGCGATTCCTCCTGAATCCACTTCATGAAAGCTTTACGCTGTGACCTAGTAGCTTTATTCCAGTTAGACTTAAGCCTCATCAATGCATTGTGGGTATCCTTGATAAAACCGGCAGCGATACCAGCCTGCCTAGCTGATCCGTAAACACCATTTAAGTAATCCTTCCAAACCTTCGGATGGTCACGTTTGAGGCGCTCCTCGATGTAAAGGCGGGTGTTGCTTCCATGTGGTCGTTTATCAATTGTGCCGTTGTCACATTTGATTTTCGCATCTTCCGACTTGCGATCGCCGCCCCGTTTCCTCGCTGGCCGATTGTCCTTCAGCAACTTGCAAAGCTCGGTGCGGGATTCGCAGAGAAGTATCAACTCTTCGTACTTGATCGCGTATTGACCCTGACCAACACCTGGGCCAAGAGGGTAGTTCGCAACCAACCACTCACCGACGCTTTGAAATGGCTTCATGGTTGACGGGTTAATTACTTCATTCCACGCCCCGCTATCAACTACTCTCTCAATGAGATTCGGTAGATCATTCTTAATCTCCTCGCCTGTCCGATGAACGCGATGGAAAATCCTGTTTCGTGTATTGTCTAAATTAAGCATTTAACACCTCTTCAAGTCTAAGTCTAAGTCTGTCTCGCAACTCGTGAATTTGATCGACTCGCCACGTTGCTTTTATTTCAGCAGCGTCCGTGTGATGCTTTTGGTGAACCTCCTTAAACCAAGCGGCTGCGTAATCTCCCCCATAGGCATGCCTCGCAATGGCGTTCATTTGCCGTGCAACACCTTGCCATGCTTGGTCACGCTTATCTGCCAGCGACACCGTAGGCAATGCTCCTTTTGCCTCTGCAGCACATCGCAAAGCCTCTCCAAGCTGAACAGGGTTGGCGTGCTGATGTGCTCGGCTCATATCCCTGACACACATTGCCAACTGAATAAACTCTTCGTTTACATAATTGGTGGCAATCTGTCCGCCATCCGCTGCAACTTCAGAATCAATAACTACAAAGCACTTGCATGGATCAGAAAAGCACTTTTGACATGTTCCACCAAAGCCTCTATCGCTTGGCTCTGGTATTCTGACAGGCATCTCCTTAATACCTTGCTTAGCTTCGTCTTCAAAGCGTTCTGCAAATTCAGCCATCAAAGCAAACTTTGGCATTATTACCAATGCGGCGGTGTCATCTTCTTTATGCTTTATCCACCTGACAGACCGGCCAACTATCTGACGAAATAGCATTTCAGACTCGGTGTAGGAAAGGAAAAGCACCATCCTAACTCTCGGTATATCAACACCTTCAGATACCATTCTGATAGCACACAAGAAAGCTTCAGAGCCACCCACGAACGCATCGATTGCTCCGCGACTAGCCCTATCATCGCTTGTCACAGTGACCACATCCGCAGAGGTAAGTTTTGATATCTTTTGCGCGACTAAATGCACGTTACGCTCTTCGTCTCCGTCTCCGTCGCTCGCACCACCACGGCAAACAACAAGACACGCTGCGTCATGCCATTTCTTACGCATAGTTTGTAGCTCTCTCCAGGCGTCTAAAATCATTGCCTCGACATGAACGCCTTTTGGGTCTAAAACTTCTTTCCTAGCAACAGCCATCATCTTTGGTGATGACTTAGGGACGCTCGCAAGTTTGTATCTTCTAGACTTTTGGTTCTTATGGCTATGAATATCAAGAGTCGGATTGTGGTAACGAAACGAAACCTGCCTGGTGTACCGCTTCGCAACACACTCCTTGTAGTCTATTTCATAGTTCCTTTTCGGCCTGTCGCCAACGTACTCCAAAAAGGCAATCGGCTTGCTGTCGCTTCTAAAATAAGTACCAGACATCACCAGGACTTTATCAGCGAGCTTAGCTATTGGGTCTAGAAAAGTTCCCCACTTCCCAGACTCCGTGTTAGTGTGGTGCACCTCATCAAGAATCAGGAAAAACGACCACCCTTTCGAGTCCTTCCACTTCTTAATTAGGTCAACAGTTAGTTGACCGCAAAAGCCTTGGTAGGTTTCAATAGTAACGTCCGCCGCTGGAGTTTGCTGCAACACGCCTCTAGATTTGTCGTAATGAAACTTTTCACTAACGCTAAGATCGTAGCAACCGAAGTTTGCCTTCAACGATCGAATAATCGGAACCCAGGGAGCAATACAAACGACGTGCTCGATAGGGGAATTGTTTAAGACGTAGTTTGCAGTCGATGCAGCAAACAAGCTTTTGCCAGCACCTGGCGCGGCCTCCAAAACCCAAGTGTGTAAATCATCATAGTCTGCAATGTATCTTTCTAAAGCTTCTCGTTGCCACTCTCGCAACTCTGTCCAAGGTGTTCCAAACTGCAAAGCTACATCTTTCATGTGTGCTTTTCTGTGGCAGGATACACACAAAGGAACGTGATTCATCGGAACCGTTGTCCCGCCTTCGCTGTGCGGCTTCACATGATGAAATTCGTACTTGCTGTTTTCAGTTAGAACAGGGAACTCGCAACCGTCACCTTGGCATCGGTATGAATACGAAATAAGAACCTGTAGCTTTTCCGCATCTGTCAAAATCCTTTTAGGATCTTTCATACGATTAGATTCCAATCTGTGCATCCGTTAGCGTCGCTCGCCATGCACTTTTAAGTCCAAGAAGTCTTGTTACCATCAGTCGTTCGTGTTTCACTACTTGCGACTAACGTGCCACCCAATCTATAGGGAGGAAAGATATCTTGCAATAGGAGCAAGGAAGAAATCTGGAAAAATTCCAGATCTTTTATTTTGCCCTAGAAAACCGCATTGCACCAAAGAAAAACATAGCCAAACCAGTGATTGCCACAGCGATTCCGCCGTAGTTCATTAAGTCCATCAACCAATCTTTGTCTGGTGTGACGTTCGCAGAAGTTGCGATCGCAGAAGTCAAGCCACCGACCGCAACGACAACAAGACCGCCGACTAAAACAAAGCCTGAAACCGTCTTACTCATTTTGCTGCTTTCTTTCCAAAGTTTGGGTTGCCTGTGGACTTCTTCCACTCCTTGGAAATAGTAGCAACTTGTTTAGGAGTCAACACCCTAGACCGACCGAAGCGCATGCAGAAACCCAGCTTTGTTGCCCAGCGCGAGACAGTTGCCTCGGAACATCCAATCTTTTTTGCCGCTTGTGTTGCTGTAACCATGTCTTCCATTTTATATCCTTGTAACGTATCTTGCAATTGATTACTGTAAAAAGCGACGAAGTAAGGTGAAACACGATTCCAAGACAGAACCGAACTCGCTTCGTCGCTTATTTTCGAAACGCAACAACTAGCGAATCCGCAGGGAATTGCATGCGTTTCGAAACGGAGGAGACAGGATTCCAACTTGTCGGAATAATCGTTACGACCGCTACAACCGGAAAATCAGGATCAGACTACAGGAGCAAATACGGAGGTTTTTTCAGGAAGCCCGAAAATGAGAGCTACGTTCCGAACACGAAAGGAACACTCCAGAAATGCTACTTGACGACCTATTCGCACTCTACTGCCGCAAGCGTCTGCGGATGCGATCGCCAAACACGATCAGACTCTACCGCCACTCGATCGCCAGCTTCGAAAAAACACTTGGCAGAAAAGCCACGACCGATGATCTCACCGACGATAACGTTGAACTCCACATGTCACGAATCGTTGACTCTGGTTTATCCACTGCATCGGCAAATAAAGACCTCTGGCAGCTCGGAGCGATATGGCGTTTTGCAAATCGCAACAGATTGTGCGACACATGGCCGAACGTGCAACTCTATCCCGAACCTGAACGAGTGCCGATGGCATGGTTGCCAGATGAGCTAGACAGACTATTCGCAAGCGTAGCGAAAGAAGACGGCACAGTATCAGGAGCACCAGCAAGCCTATGGTGGCAATCGCTGTTGAGTGTCCTTCTCGATTGCGGCGAAAGAATCGGTGCGATCATGCGATGCACGAGATCAAATGTTCACGGGAGCTATCTGCTAGTTCCAGCATGCCATAGAAAAGGCAAAACTAGAGACAAGCTGTTCGAACTTTCAAGCGAGACGTTGGTATTGCTGTCGTCTCTTACTCTATCCCATCGCTACGAAAAGCTATTTCCCTGGGACAGATCCGAAACTCACATTTACTATCGGTACACGCAAATTCTGAAACGTGCAAATCTGCCATCGGATTCAAAGTCGAAGTTCCACCGGCTCCGTCGAACTGTGGCTAGTGCAGTGAAGAACCAAGGCGGAGACGCTACAGCAGCGATGGATCATGCTAGTAGCGCGACAACAAAACGCTACCTCGATCCTCGTCTTACTGGCGAGGTTTCAACGTGCAGTTTGGTGGATGGCTGGAGGAGGAAGCCTAAGTAGGTTTACTCCGAAGTAAATCAGTCTATTTCAGTGCAGTACTTGTAACAAAAACTAGCCTATTTTCGTTTCAAGATGTGGAGCTCTTTGATCGTTTTTCTCAGGATCGAATACTGGTGTCGGTTGAAACCGTTCGCATCGTCTGTAGAAGCGTCCTCAGGCTCCCAGCAGTCGATCACGTAGTTGAGTCGAGTCTTTGCAGCTAGACGACCGAAGACGCGAAAGGAGAGTGTTTGTGGGCCCTCAGCGTGGTCGAGGAATACGACTTCGATGATGTCTCCGATTGTTGGTGCGGCTTTCATGCTGATCTCACTGCTCCGTTTCGACTAACGCGCATGTTGTGCACATCGAACGTCGAATCTTTGTAGACTTCGACAAATGCGAACCCGTGATTCCAACGATTTACCCTAGCGTATTCTGGGTTAAGATCACACAGACAACCAGTAGACCACACAAACGTTTCATCGTGCCAAAGGTTGGTGTCTGCGTGCCCTGAAGTCTGATGCGAATGGCCAACCAAAATTGTGTGATGCGTTCGAAGAAAAGCTCCACGAGCTGGATTGACTGGCGAGAAGATTCCTCGGCCTAGTTCGTGTCCGTGTGCGATTGCCAGCTTGCCGGCAAGGACAACACGTTGATCCGTGACCAGTTCGATACCGTTTCTTTCGAACTCTAGCAGAGTGTCGATCTGTGCGGCTGGTATGTCGTAAATCTCAGGAGCACGATTCCATATGAAATGGTTCCATCGTTCCTCATGGTTTCCTAGTTTGTAGACAATGCGGCAATCGCGTCCGAATGCATCTCGAAGGAAATTGAGTGCTTCAATAATGGACTTTCTCTCTTCGGAAAATCGGCGTCGTTCCGGATGTTTTTGCCATCTTGAAATTTGGTAAAAATCTGCAAAGTCTCCATTGATTAGTAGGACTGTTGGCTTGCGCTTTTTCAGCGTGTTTACTGCGGAGTAAAGTGCTGACTCGGAGTGATACGGTATATGCGTGTCGCTGATAACACCTACCGTGCAATCACTTCCTAGGTCGAATGGCAACCAAGATTCCGCAAGCGAAGGTGGGAGCTTCGGCTTCGTCCCAGCATGACCTTTTGGCCTAGGTTGTGTCGCTTGCCGCTTGCTTCTCTTACCATGAGCACCGCGTATCATTCGAATGAAACCTCTAGCCTGCTCTGCACTAGAAAAACATTCGGGGTGATCGGTGCGGAGTTTTTTTGCCAGTCCTAAATTGGAGTGGTCTGGATACTTTGCGCATAACTCTTCGGCCAAGATCCTAGCTGCTGTCTTCGGTGGGGTCATTGTTCATTCCTTTTGCGGTTTCCAATTCCATAGCTCGCAAGCTTCATTCCATTCGATCTCAGGCTTACCTAGTTTTGCGTTGACTGCGTTGTGGACTTCCCAAGTCCAGCGTTGCCAATCGTCGAAGCGTGGCGTATTTGTTTCGATTAGCTTGCGGAAGTCACGTTGGCATGTTGAACAACCTGGGATTGATGCAATCCATGCTTCAAATTCTTGTGGTGTGAATCGTGTCGTGTGAAGTTTTTTCCAGTGGTTGCGTTGCTGCGATGTTATTCCGTAGCTTATCAGCTCCGAAGTTGGCTCGACGAAACGAGCATTGATATCGTGATTGAAAAGAGTTTTGTACTCTTCGGCAGTAAGGTTGACCCTAAGAAATGGCTCTCGCTTCATGATAAATTCAGCGTAATGCTGTAAGGAATTACGATAGACACAAATGGAATCGTTCCGCAAAAGCCTCCACCGATTGTGCTAAAAGGAAACGCAGTAACGTCACCAGTTGCGGGAATTGAAATTGAAGCACTCACTCTGTTGACTGTAATAGTATCCGGAAGAGTTGCTATCTCGGAACAATCAACACAGTCAGACTCCCAAACAACGTTGTACTCTTTTCTGTCGGCACGCAGGACTCCGTTCCATAGTGGTAATCCAAAACTGCAAATGTCATCGATACAACCGCAACCAAAATCGACTGGACCAGATGCACTTGCGTAATCACGCGTTGTTTCTTCCGTGACGCAAACTCCACCAGAGCAAACCAGTTTCGTTATCCCTAAAACAGCCACTCCAGGTAGCCTTCTATCACATTCTGGATCTGTTGGATTTTCGTCATCTTCGCAAGCTCCTGCCGTGTTTAGTTGCGGCCAATCGCACGGAAGGCTCGGAACGTCATCGATAACATAGTTCGAATCGTCCCAAAAGTCATAGACATAGTCTCCTACAGGTGTAGCTGTATTCGCTACGCAATCAACTTCATGCTCTAGATACCTAGTTGCAAACCTTTGCATACTTTTGGACATCCGAGTGACAGAATAGTAGACGTTGACGATAAACTTTACCTTTCCGTCATTGCACTCGATCGCCGTTACTGTCGCATACCTTTGCACGTGATGCCAAACTGCTACTCTCAAAGATGACGCACCAGACAACGACCAGAGCGTGGCTGTCTGCCCAGGAATGTAAGAACAGCTACTGCAAGCACAAACTGTATTCAATAACGGCAACTCATCTTCGGACCAATCGACATTTACTAACGTGTCGACGACTAAACTTGGGGTGTCGTAAACACAACCAACAAACACGCGAACGTTGCAAGAATTCTCCAGCGTGAACGGGACTGGTTTCGTTGCTGGACTTAACGCACCCGATATCGTCGCTCCAAATACGTTAAAACTAACGTTGGAGATATCCCAAGCATCGTCACAAAGACAGTCGGAATCGACGCAACAACACTTACCGATCTTCCCCATCTAGCACACCTGCACGATTGAAAAAACACCATCGCATGGCATACACAATAGACGACTGTCAGCAGCGATTGCTGTTCCAGTGTCGTTGCGAGCTGGATAGCTTCGGGTCGTATCAGTCGTAAAACCACCGGACCCTAGTTTTCTACGACGAATCAAGCCGCTCGCACCGTCTGCGATAGCTAGGACGCTTTGCCCCATCATGCATTGATGGTCTAGCATCACCTTGCACGCGTTCGTAGCAACGTCATCCAGTCCAAGAAACACTAACGGTGCACCAAGCCCGATCGTGAACGCGTTTGACTTCCATCCCATACGGTCGCCAACGTTGTAGGTGATCGCTGCGTCATGAATTGCCGTGAATACTGGCCCAACTTGTCCTGAACCGTAGTCTCCGTTGAGTACTTCGAAAGCGTTGTTAAAAACGACAATTGACTGTGTTGCCGCGTAGTCGTAGGCTTGCTCTACCGTCGAGTAGTTAAGTACTCCGGATTCGATTGTTCCGCTAAGCTGCACGGCTCCATACGGTGGTATCGTGACTCCAGAATCGTTACGGAAAAATATCGGCTTTTGGATTGTTACCGTGTCAGTCGATTGCGAATCTGGCAAGCGTTCCCACCAACGGACAAGCTCAATTAGCTTGTCTGCAAACGCTGGCTTTAGAACGCTGTAAGTCTCAGACATGATTAGATCGCAACGCCAACGGCACTAAACAGAGTGATGATCGTGCTAGTCGTGTTTGCGGTGCCAATCAAACAAGGAAAGTCACCCGTGGTTAAATCTTCTACTGGACAGATTGCACCCTTCGTTTGGCTCACTGCGTATGTTTTGCCGCGAACCAATGTTGCACCAAGGTTAAGCGTTAAGCCTGCACCTTCTGCAAACACAGAGTACCCATTCGTCGAAGCTGGAGTCAGAAAGATACCAACAGCACCAGCTACGACAGCAGATACGTTTGCGTCCGCTTGGTAGTACTTGCCGTCAGAGGTCAGCAAGTAGCCGGGCTGCCCTTGCGTGACTGCTTCACCGACCTGTACAACTCTGACCCGTCCGGGCCCTGCCATTGCGACGTTTGCGGGGGTTTGACTTAAATTTGCCATTAGATTAATCCCAGTGCGTTGTAAGGTAATGAACCGTATAGTTTCGTTTCGATCCAATACGGTGTTGGTGTTGTTCCTGCCGGTGTTTTAATTTGTTGTCCGCTAGCGTTGAGATACTGCGGAGTAGTCGTCACGTGATTGTTATCGTCTGTGACTTCCACAAGCTTTCCAGCGCTGTCCCGTTGCTTTAGGCCCATGCTGACATATCTCGCATACCAAGCCTTGTCCGGTGTCGTGTTGTACGGAAAACGAAATTGAAACACACCCGTAACGGTCCAGTAGCCAAAGGATGGCTCGTTTCCACCTGCGGATTGCGTGATCACGTTTTGTGCTGACAACTTCATCAGTTTGCAAGTTCCTGGTGGCCAACCTAGAAACGTGTCGGAGTTTACCGATCTCCTGTAAACGGCTTGCGTGTAGGTGTTGAATACCAAGAAGTTACGCGTTACCGTCAGCAACTGATCGGAGAACAAAGCTTTGACACCTTTTACGGGTTGCCCTGCGGTGTTGGTGATCGGATCTCCGTCAAAGTCTACGTCGATGTCTTCTGAGGTTTCCACGTCGTCCCAGGTGATGCGTGGCGGTGCGTAGAGTGGAGACGTAGGGTTCGATGGCTCGCTGCCTCCGCTAGTTTGTGCTATGCCACCGATCTCTCCACGGTATTCAATTGTGGCTAGCCAAAATATTGGAGACACTCGCTGCAGTTGTGCACCCTCTGCGACAACGAATGGGAAGCCTGGATAGGGTTGAGCCACTCCAGGCAATCCAGCCTGCGTGTAGACATCGAGCTCACCAGCGTCTGCTGAAGTCGTGATTTGGTACGTTTCTGAAAATGTGACTTCTAGCTTGCGGAAGTTCTCCGATGTTGTCGCGTTCGAAGACTGGTTCGACCACATCTTGATAGCTTGGTTGACTGTTGGCATTTAACCGACCACCTCCAATCGCACATCCTTGACGTTTACTGGTCGTGGTTTGGTGTTTTCACGCAAAGCCTCTAATAGTTTCCTTTGTTCTTCCTGAAGTCGGGTTTGCTTCTCAGCTTCCTTTTCCAGTCGTTCGTTTGGATTCGACATCGGTCCACGAGTCAGGAAACGAGACTGGAAAGCCTCTTGCGGCTGCATCAGAGTTTTGTTGACTTCCTCTCGGTTCTGTTTGTCTTTTTCTAGTCGGCTGATTCGTTCGGATTCCGCTGCTAGTCGTTCCGCTTCGGTTTGTGCTACACCTTGCTGAACGAGGCTGAATACCTTTGCTGCTTCGGTTCCTTTGTTGAGTAAGACTAACCGCTCTTGGTTCTTCGTGTTCTCGTTAGCGATGAGATCAATAATGCGCTTGCGGTTTGCTTCTTCCTCTTTGATCTTCTGTTCTTTTTCTTGTGCGGCTTTCTTGTCGGCTTCGACGAGTTGCTTTTGTGCCTCGATCTGCTTTAGTAAATCGGCAGCCACGCCAACGTCTGCACCAACTGCGGTCTTCTGTGCTTCGAGTTCAAAACGCTGGTCTCCGATTGCTTTTTCAAGTGCAAGCTGGTCTCGCAACGAATCTATAAAATCTTTTGACTTGTTTTCTTTTTGCTTTGCTTCTCTTTCCGTTTCAATGCCAAGAATGCGCTCTACTTCCTTCGCTTGCTCTTGAAGTGCTTTCAGTCGTTCGCGATCGTTCTTGGCTTCTTCTTCTGCCATCTTCGCGAAGCCTTTTCTGTCTCCCGTTATTTGCCAAGCTTCGCCCCATTCCTTGGCTGCTTTTTCGCTTTGCTTCGCTTGTTGTTCAACGCCGACTAAGTTTGTTTTCAACTCAGCAAGCAAATCCTGGTATGCTGCTTTCTTTTCCTCTGGATCTCTAATCAGTTCGATATCTACCGTCTTGTCGTCGAAACGAAGTTGATTTACAGAAGCGATCGCCTGTTTGAGTTCGTTGGCTCGCTCGGTAGCTTTCTCAATCTCCTTGTTCCACTTCTCGACTTGAAAGATTGCGTTCCCGATTGCGTTACCGATAGAAAAAGCAATAGCACCAGCAGCAGCGACTAGACCAGCCTTGAACGCAAGAGCACCCGCACCACCAGCTTTCGATACTTCGGAAAACTGACTCACCTTTTCTGTTAGCCCTGCGAATTGGCTTGCGAATCCAGCTATCTCCGAGCCACCAAGTAAGCCCGCGATAGAACCAAGAAACTCCGTAGACTTCTTAGCTTTGTCGCCAACGCTTTTAATGTTCTTAACGTTCTGTTCGATCTTCTGCGACGCCTGAGCGATCTTGGCAGACGCTAAGTCCTCGGCTTCAATTAAAATCTTTACGCTTTCACTCGCCATCTGATTTCGCCCTTAGTTGTGCTTCGTCGGATCGGAGGAAAGAGACGGCATCGAGGAACCAAGCAGATTGATCGAGAGCACCGCCAGCGATCGGTGGCATACCCTTTTCGAATAGGTCAGCAAGACGAGCAACGTAGGCCACATCTCCACATTGCACATTAGGACAGCCAACGACATCGAGAGAGCCATCGCTACACTGGTCGCATCCGTTGCCATTGCAAGTTGGGCACTCGACTGTAATTGGTTCACTCTCAGTACCTTTATCCTTGCATGTCTTGATTGTGCAGTTGCGACAGAGCAAGCCCTGCCGAATCATTGCCGCCAGTCTTAGCTTTTTTTTTCTTCGTGCTGAACTGCTTGGTTGTATGCAACCTTGCGAAGTAGTTCACGAGCCTCGTTAAAGCTCAGGATCTCTTCGATTGCTTCGCGGCTGAACTGATGGTTACCCATGTTTCTCCAACCGACCATGACTTTACAAAGCATGGTGATCGTCATTTCGAACATTTCGTTTACAGTCAGCGATTCGTTGGCTGCGTCTGTTGCTGCATCGAGCACGCGTAACACTTCTCGCTGTCCTCGCATGGATTGCGATTTGACGAGGAATGTCGGTTGCGACTCTTTGGGTTTGTCTTTGTCGCAATCGAGTACGATCGGAAAAGACTGATCCGGTTCTAAAAAAACTGGCATTAGGTAGCTGCGGTAAACGTAAGAGAGATTTCTTGGTCAATGTTGCTTCCGTTTCGGTTGCATTGCCATGTGATTTCGTCAGTGACGAGCATGTTTCGATCACCTTCCTGGATGTCGATGATCTGGGCTTTCGGTGCGTTGAAGACTGCGACTGCGTTGGTTGGACCGTCGAGACTCCACGTGAGAACGTCTTCGCTCATGGACGTGAATCCTGTATATCGATCCAGCCTAGCAATGGATGCCTCTGGATTTCCTGTGACTGTAACGACTCGATTCGTGATCAGTCCGTGATCGTAACCAGACACGGTTGACGCACATTCTTTCATCACGATTGTGTTCCCGGAATCTAGAGTCAGGTTTTCAAGACACATTGCGTTACTTGCCCAAGTCGTTGTTGACGATGCGTAACGCAATCCCTTCGCTGTTGGATAGGTAGGTGCCAAAATTGATAGCGCTGTTGGATCTTGCCAAATTCCTTGGAAGTCGAAATTGCAAACGGCTGTCCGTCCAGTCGGTGAAAGCATCTGAAAGTTTCCAACAGCACCGGCTAGGATCTTGCGTGCACCGTCTTGGTAGATCGCGATCGTCAGTGTCTTAACGTTTGCCCCTACGTCTTCCGTGCGTGGCGTGAACACTTGACCTGATTTCACCCAACCGCATGCAGGAAGGAACGTATCGGCCCACGATGGCTCGGTTGCTGTACCGTCCCAAGAGAAGTCGCAAGAGAACGTGATTCGTCCTTTGTAGCCACCTACGACCGAGTTCAGCATTCCGAAACCGCCTTGGGCTTCGCGAGTCTCAAGTTCGATTTCTTGTTGTGCCATAAGGTTGTAGACGTTGAAGGAAGCATCGGCACCGGCAAGCGTTTCTGCAGTGCCTGGTGTTGCTTCAATCTTTGCGGCCAATACTCGCTTGCGTTTCAATAGTGTCATTTCTGTTTGCCTTTCAATTGGCCTTTAGCTTTAAGTGTTAGGAATCTGATTCGCTCGTTGATCTGCTTGGGCAGATTGTTTTTTGCGACTTCTGTTGCTGCCTTTGCAACCGCTGGAATAGCAGACGCTGGCGACATTCCAAATTGCTGCTCAATTGGAGAACGCTTTGAGCCTTTACCTCGAACCTTACGCATAAAAACGCGACCATCATATTTTTTTACTAGGAATGAATGGGGGCGATAACCATGCGATTTGTCAGCGTTACCGGGTTGATACGACACTCCGCCCGCTCTTTGTTTTGGCTTGAAGTATTTCAACGGAAACGGATAACCGCCAAATAAGAACAATCCCGATGAAGGCCTTTTATCTGTAGCATTAGGCCATTTAGAAATTGTTTTCTTCAGCACTTTCACAGGCACTGGTATAGACTCTTTCATCTTCCTTGCGGCTGCTGTTCGTGCTTGAACTGTTGTCTTGTTTACCGCAATGGACATCTGTTTGCTGATGTTTTCTCCTAGATCAGAAAGCACTTTCTTTACTGCCTGCATCGATAATACATCAACTTCTATTTTCATCTCACGCCCTCACGTTGTAAGGGTTGTTCTCGTCCGTGCGGTATGTGATCGCGATCGGAACAGTCACGCCATCAAAGCCGCCCGCTGCATTGTGCGGAACGTGCGAAAGAAACTCGGCATCGATTGCGTTTTCATCAAACGTGTGCCAAGTCGAATCGTCTGCCGTTATCACTTGCTCAACATCTGCAGCGAACATGTGAACTAAGTTATTAATTGGCTCACAGCACTTTTCGTCGTTGAGTAGATTGCAATGGATGTTAAATGTTATTCTCTTTGCAACCGCTGGAGGATTGCCTGGATACATCAACTCGGGAACTGCTTCAATCGAGTCCGTAGATAAGACGATCTGCCTATCCATCGGTGTGTAGCTTTCCAACCGTGCTGGCCTAACTACTTCTTTTACCTTGGTGTTGTAGGTTCCGTTGCCGAGAAGCAAACGGAGACGACGAAGCAACTCCCTTGCAATCTTTTCAACAACTGGAAGCTCTCCTACCGACATTCGAGCACCAACATTCCTTCGTCGTGATCTAACAGTTGCGTGATGGATCGCATAGAAGATTCCTCTCCAACACGAACCGCAAAGAAAAGGCTGTCTCCTCCGAGGTTGAGTTCCTCGGAAGTGATTCCACGCTCCGAGTTATTGGCAACGTGGACTTCGAAAACTGGTGTAATCGAGTCGTTGTATTCGTTCGGTAGCGACAAGGCTTGCCGTACAACGACTGCATCAATATCACGTGCATCACCTTCCCGAGGGTAGTAGATTACCACCTCCGCGAAATCGCTAACGTTGCAGAACACAGTCTCAGCGTCTGCTTTGATCGTGTCGTGCAATGTCATGGCTAGCTACGTCGTGCGTTGATCTTCACGTAATCCAAAATGACCGAGTTCACGTTGGCGTTTGCGGCCTTTTGAAGCTGAACCATCGGCTGAAGACCAGAGCTATAACCGCTCATGTCAAACGTGGTCGCAGCAGCAACTCGGATTCCGTCGATGTAGAACTTCACGTCTCGCTTGTTGCTGAAGTCGATGAAGAACTTTTTGAACGTGGTCCCAAGTGTTTGGCCTGACGAAATGTCGTCGTTGTCTCGAACTCCGTCGTCTGTTTCAAGGTAAACGAGAGTTGTCGAGTTTGCTCCGACCATCTTGAACCAAGCGTTCGCTGCAACGCTGTCGGTCGTGTCGTTTCGTGCTGAACCAACACCGAAGACAAGTTCGGTTCCGGTCGTCATCGTGACGCCAAGACGTACTCGCATTTCGATATTAAGTAGGTCGTCGATGTCGAATGCCAGAGCGTCACCGTGTGCCAAGCAAACGTTTTCAATTTCGCTCGTTGCCGCAAGCGTCAAAGTTGCAACGTTGGTTCCCCGTGTGTAGGTCGGTGTACCAGAAGCAGAGGTATCAACAATCAACCAAGGAGTTGCTCC